GTTAATCAGCGGGTTCAGATCGGTTGCGGATTTACCCAACAGTTGCATTGCAAGCTGATCGCGTTCGGTTTCGTTGGCGACATTGCCCAAAGCGTCGATAACGTCCCAAAATACGTCTTCGTTATCGCGCATCTGCCCTGTTGAATCGGTAACGGAAACGCCCAACTGCGCGAAAGCTGCGGACGTCGCCGCCGATTCGCTTGCCATGTTGGTTGTTAACTTCTTCATGCTGCCCGTGATCGTGTCAACGCTGGTATCAATGAAGTTTGAAGCGTATTCCCATTTCATCAGGTCTTCGGCAGCAATGCCTGTCGTTTCCGACATTGTTAGTATCGTGTCGGCGTACTGGCCCGCTTCGTTGGTCAGGTTATAAATTTCCTTCCCGGCAGCGACGCAAGCCGCGCCGATAGCGGCAAGCGAAGCGACGACGGCCTTGCCCGCGATTTCAGCGCCCTTCACAAGTCCTTCGCCCAAATTTGAAGCAAGTTCCTTGATTTTATCCCTGACAGAAGGAACGCGTTCTTCTGTCTGCTGGTATTCGTTATTCATAGCGGCAAGGGCGGTACGCGCTTTGATAAGCTTTTCCTGAAGGTTTTGCGTTTCCTTGCTGTTTCCTTCACCCGCAGCCTTGTTCGCTTCAATCTTCTGCGTATACAGGTCAATAATCTTCTGCTGCTGTTCCATTTCTTTACGCAGCAAAGAAAGCTTTTCCTGCGTACCCGCAAAAGAATCGCTTTGCAGCTTGTAAACGGTCGAATTTTCCTTGACTTGCAGCCCCAGCAATTTAACCGACTGCGTCGCTTCGTCAAGCTGCTTTTTATATTGCTGTTCCCCTTCAAGAACAATGTTCGTGCGTATATCACGCGTCGGCATAGAAAGCAGCCCCCTTTTCGCGTGTTATGCCGTGTTGTTCGTCGTCATAATCACGCTTCAGAAGGTATAACGTGATTATTGCGCCCGGATTAGAACGCATGATTGTCTGATAGTCCAACCCGGCAATCAGTCCGTAATGAACCACGCGCAGCGGGGTCAGATAGTCCCCGCTGCGCCTTGCGCGTTTTTTTGAATTTCGGCAAGAACTTCGTCTGTATCTTCGGTCGCGGTAATCTTGATATTCATGCCGATTTCGACGGCCCGAAGAAATACTTTCGTCAGTTGTGGTATATCTTTCGGCAAAGTCTGACGAAGGACGTATTCGGGCGTAATGACTTCGTTGCTGCCCTTGATCGCTTCGCCCTGCGTCGCAAGTAAAGCGACAAGTCGCGGAATGATACGAACTTTATCAGAATACTTCGCATTGTTCAGCGCTTCGCCGACGCCGTCAATATCGCCGAATTCGTCGCAAAGCTGCGCCATTGCTTCGGTATTCAGGACAAGGTCAAGTTCCCTGCCGTCAATCATTGTTGCCTTTACGCCGTCTGTAAACATTTGCTTTCGTCCTTTCGTCAGGTTCCGGTTCCGCTGCTGGTTGAAATGTTGGCATAGTTGTCAACAAACGCCTTTGCAGCGGCATAGGTATCGAACGACTGCCTGTCGCGGAACTTCAGCTTGCCGCTGCTGTCGATATACGCGCCCATAGCGCGAACAACAAGCTTCGGCGTCGTCCATTCGATATTATCGCCCTTCGTCTTTCCTTCTTCGGATTCGATACGGGCGCGAACCTTATACCACCAAGTAGCGATATAGCTTTTCGCGGTAACGCCCGTCGTCTGATCGGTTTTGGAACGAACGCGGACATATCCGAACCCGCCCAGCGGCGACGGGTCGTCGGTGTCCTGATAATGCGAAACGTTGTCGCTTGTAATCTTTGTGGTTCCAAGCATGAACGATTCATTATCAAGGGTCAGGTCGTCCATTTCAACAGCAATCGAAGCTTCGGAAATGCTGTTGTCTTCTTCAGCAACGACGTCGTTTGCGTGAAGTCTGTTGCTGTTCCGGGTAACTGTAACGGTCGCGTCAATCATCATACCGACTTCGCGGCCCGTGCCATAGGTAATAGCGCTTCCGTCAGTATGCGAAGTTACGGGCGCGAACGCAGCGTAACGCAGTCCAATTCCTGCCATTTTGTTTTAACCCCCTGATTCTAATTTGTTGTACCAAACAGCCGCCATTGCTTCAACGGCAGGCCCTTCGGCTTTAGTTTCGGCGTCGTCAACAAAGTGCGTTGCTTTCCTTCGTGAAGCGCCATAGTGATTTATGAACGCCTTTTCAGCGTTCCGAATTCCCTTGCGGTCGCGGCCCTGCGGATATACGGCAATCTTCTTTTCCGTTGAACTGTTGACAAGGTTGGACGGGGCGACGCTGTCCAGCATATCGCCTGTATCAATCAGGCCGTGTGACTGTATTGCGTCGCGCCATGCGTCAGCGACAACGGCAGCGCCCGCCTGAAGCATTTCAGGCGCAGCGCTGTCAAGAAGGTCGGCGTTCTTCTTCAGGTCGGCAACCAGTTCGTCGAACCCTTCAGCTTCAAACAACGCCATAGTCAACCACCACTTCGCAATCAAAGATATGATGAATATAGCGGGTTTCAAGTTCAAAGTCGGTATTGTGCAGAACGGTTATTTCGTCGTTTTCGCTGAATACCTGATAGAACTGAAGCGCTTTCGGGTCGTCTTCGGTGAATGTGAAATAGTCAACCTGAATCTTCTTCGCCTTTCCCGCTGGTTTTCCGTTCGCTTTCAGCGTGACGGTTCCGTAATCTGACCAAACGGTATAGGCTTTGTCGGTCGGTTTCCGTAAACGCTGGTAGCGCGAAGCGTCCGGGTCAACCGACTGCACAATTTGAACGAAAGCGTCAATCGTCATTCGGTTCAACCCCCTGACATACAAGTTCAACTTTCCTGTTCGGAACAGGATATTTGCGAAGAACTTTGTAATCTTTGCCGTCAAAGCAAACAAGGCGTTCGTCTTTGTAATCAGCTTCGGAAACGGTAAAGGTAACGGCGGGGGTCATACCCGCCGCCGCTGCCTTGTAAAATTCAGATCGCCCGACGCCGCCTTGTTCGGCGTATACGTCGCGGCCTGTCGTTGTGTTTCGGGTTTCAAACCCGGTCGCGCTTTTGCTGATAGTGCGGTCATAAAGCTTGATAACAACGCGCCTGTTCACGAACAACAGCCCCCTTCGCCCTGAAGGGTATTCCGGTCGTCATGCGTCAGCGACAGTTTGTTAACAATCGCGTTATAACTTTCCATCTGTTTGGCGGCAATCGCGGGTTCTTCCCAAGACTGGTCAGCTTTGACAAAGCATTTGATCGCCTGTATTACGTCGGCGTTTGTTTCGTCGCGCGCGACGCGGCGCGGAACTCCTGACATTTCCATATCGCGCCGCGCCGCTTCAACAACGTCGCGCAATTCATCATCAAACGCGTTCGACGTAACGTTCAGGGCCTTTCGCACACGTTCAACGATATTCATGCGCAGCCCCCCTTATCAGGTCAGGGACATCTTGACAAACGCGTTCGGGATAGACGGCTTGCCGTCAAAGATCGCGGTTCCGCGATAATCGGTCAGGTTGCTTCTGAAGCTGCTGTGTTCAGACTTTTCAACCGTGATGTTTTCAGCGAAGTTGCCGATATAGGTCTTCAGGTCGCCGAAGTAGCAATCACCCAGCGTAGTAACCTTATCAGTCAACTGGACATGATAGCCCATAATGTAATATTCGCCGCCGCCTTCGCCCTTGACGATAGGCGCTTTGCTGTCGTCCCGAATCGGCATGAACTTCTGCCAAAGGGTCTGTTTGGACATAACGAACTGCGCCCGCCTGTCGTAAACACCCGGCAGCAGGCTAATCAGCTTGCAAACTTCCGCATACGTCGGGACAGACGCAGCGCAAGTAACTTTGTTCGTGTTGGCAGTCCAAGAAGCGCCGGGGGCCTTTTCAATTCCGGTCGGCTGGCTGGAACCAGTACCGGAAACAATCCAACCTTCGACAAGGTAGGCGATACCGTCGGTCAGGTTGTCAATCAGCCAAGATTCAAACGCGGGAACGGTCATATACTTGACTTTCGCGCTGATAGACAGCAGCTTGATAGCTTCAAACCCGGTCAGGTTGACGGCAACAAGGACGTCAGACGCTTCAGAAACAGAAGCACCTTCGGTATG